TTTAGATTTGACTGGTAAAATCAGAAACATTGCATGTGCAAATGCTGATGCTATCGGACTAATCTATCGTGAAGGAGACAAAACAATGATCTCATTTGATTCTAGCGAAGACATTAACGCAGGATCAAGATGCGAGCATTTACGAGGCCAGAAGATGGAACTGGACTGGAAGAATATTTTCATCGATTAATTTAAAACTTTTAAAACAAAAACCAAATGAGCATAGATGCTAGAGTAGAGACTACTGTAACACCAGTAGCAAGTAACGAAACAATTAAATTGACTGTTTCTGGAATTATTAATGATCTAACTAACGGTTTGGATCGTGAGAAGATTGCAACTAAATACGGCTTGACTAAACAAGAAGTTAATGAAGTATTTAAGCACCCTAAATTGCAAGGTCTTCGTGTTAAGCGTAAGCCAGCTGTACGCTTTGTATTAGAAGATGATACAACAACAACTGAACCTGTAAATCCTCAAATTACTGATTCAGTAACTATGGAACTTCAATCAGAAGTAGATCCAGGTTTTGTTGATGCATTTAATGATGCAGACGCAGCAACTCCACTTTACAAACAATCTTTTCAATAATCTTTTAAATTAAAAACAAATGGCTGTACAGTCGAATAACTCAGAAGTAGAAGTATCAGGTGGAGTAACCCTGTATACAGGTATCGCACCAGTAAAAGTAATTGCAGTTAACCCAACTTTAGATGAACTTAAAGATCTAGGAATTAACGCTAAGACAGATCCTAACTATTCAGTCTCTATCAACAATGAAGAGTACAATAAGATTACGTTCTGGCTTGAGTGTGCTAATCCTAACTTTAAAGTTAAGTTTGAGATTTTGATGCAAGCAAATCATCGTGAAAGTAAGACAGGTAAGTTCATGTGGATCAATAACGTAGGTCAAACTACATGGTCTGAAAATGTACCTGCTTATGACTGGTGGAAAAATGCAGACAAAACTCGTAAGGCTTATGTTGGAGAAGATACATTGATTGATTTTACTAAAGCATGGGCTAACGTAGCTAATGGTGGAGAAGTATCATTTGATACTATTGATGCTATTGCTAAGGGTGATGTTAAAGAAATCAAACAATTAGTAGCTGCATTGAAAGATAACTCTTTGCGTGTATTGATTGGTGTAAAAGATGAAAAGTATCAACAAGTTTATGGTAAGCACTTTGGTCGTATTAAGCCAATGCGTGATGCTGACTTCGTTAAAGCTTTGAATGGTGATTATGGTAACTTCAATGCTGAATACAATAAAGATCTTAAACTACAAGTTTATGCGCCTTCATTGTTGGTAGCTGATGAAGATGCTGATACATCTGCAGCAATGGCATCATCAGATGATGGTGACTTGTGGGAAAACTAATCTAATGTTTAATAAATGATTTAAGGGGGGAGATTATATCTCCCTTCTTTATTCATTTTTATACTTTTGTATGCATGATAGAAGTAAGAAGCAGTGAGGATTATTTACATACAAGCGTTATATTAGAGAAGATCACAGAGTATGATATCTTTAGGCACTATTGTCACAATTTTAAGAATATTGGTGACAAGTTTTGTAGCGAACTTCGTAAGGATAAGAGTCCAACTTGTTCTATTATCTATTGGAATAAAAAATTATTGTACAAAGATTTTGGAACAGGGGAATCTCATGACTGTTTTAGTTACATACAGGCAAAGTATAATCTGACTTTTGTTGAAGCATTGAGGGTAGTTGACGTTGACTTTTGTTTAAATTTATCTAGTAAAGACCCGTACAAAAAGAGTGTAGCAACTACGTATGGATTTGATAGTCAATCATTTAAAGAAAAGCAGACAACTATTATCAAGAAAAAGTCAAGAAAGTGGACTGTTGAAGATCAAAACTATTGGAATTCCTTTGGAATTAGGATAGAGACTTTGACTAAATTTGCAGTAGAACCAATTTCACACTTTTGGATTAATGACGCACGTTTTACTTGTGATACTATCACTTATGCTTATAACCTTAACGGTAAGTATAAACTATATAGCCCACTTAAAAAGGAGAATAAGTGGATTAGTAACACAGATAGTAAGTGCATTCAAGGGATACAAGGATTACAGGGAGTTAAAGAAGAACAGTTATTGATTTTAACTAAATCTCTTAAAGATGTTATGTGTCTTTATGAGCTTGGTTATTATGCAATAGCTCTGCAGAGTGAGATGATAATGCCTAGTCCAGAGTTAATAAAAAAGTTGAGCTTGATGTTCTATAATGTAGTAATTTTATATGATAACGATTATGAATCAGAAACTAACCCAGGCCAAACAATGGCTAATAAAATATGTGAAGTCTATAACCTTCAAAATATTATTATCCCTTCACATTATGAAGCAAAGGATATCTCTGATCTTATCAAATCTAAAGGTAAAGAAACTGCATTAAGAGTACTAAAACTACAATTGCCTTATGGAGAATAAAGAAAAAGTTGATGCAATATTGCAGAAGTGTGCGAATTTATTCGCAAATTTGGGAACTGGTACACAATTAGATGTTGGATCAGAAACAAAAGCAAAACAATTAGAACAAGAATGGCTAAAGGAAATCCAAAGTATGGACGCAAAACTGTACGAAAAACTAGTCCCAAGCGAGGAGTAAAGAAAATCAACGCTATTAAAAAAACAGTTGATGGGATAGAATTTGATTCTATGCTAGAGGTATTCACGTACAAGAAACTTAAAGAGAATAATCTTGGAGGAATGTACGAACCTAAAAGTTTTACTATACTTCCTGGATTTACTTACGATGGAGAAACTCATGAGAACAGAGGCAAAGCTGATGACTTAGTTGTTAAAGATTCTAGTACAATAAGAGCTATTACATATACTCCCGACTTTGTAAAGTACAATGAAAATGGAGATATTGAATGGATTATTGAGTGTAAAGGATTTGCTAACGAGCGATTCCCTAACGTCTGGAAAATGTTTAAGTTCATGCTAATGCAAACACATGATGTTCCTCCAATGTTATTCATGCCAAGAAATCAAAAACAAGTGCTCTCTATTATAGAGCGTTTAAAATCTTAAAAAAATGAAAACCCCAAAACCTGGGGATTTGGTTATTTTATCTATTAATAATTTACTAACCTATGGGTTAACTGTACAGTATACCCCAGAAATTTTTAGGTATATATGGCTAGGTAGGATTCCTGATAATCCTGCTAATTGGATTTCATCTAGATTAACTCATGATAAAATCTATACAGATTATATTACTGGAGAATATGTACCTTACAGAGTATTTAAAGTAGATGATAACCAAGTCTCACCTGATCATTTAGCACTCGCTAATAAGTTCAGAGAAAAATTCAAAACAATTTTATCAAAATGAGTATTAAAGTAATCGGAAACGACCATATCGGTAGTGATACTGGTATTAAAAAGCGCATTAATGCTGGCGCTGAAAAATTAGTATTTGACATCTTACAAGCAACTCAATATTCTAATCCTATTCCGTCTAGTGTTAGAGAATTGGTTACTAATGCTTGCGATGCACAAAGAGAGAAAGAAATTGCTATTAGTATTCTAACTGGTCAATCTAAAGTCGAAGACTATTATATAGAGAGACACGGTGAGCAATATGAAGACAGTAATTTTGATCGTAGTTATTATAATTTGGAAAAATTAGACAAGACAAATAACGAGATTATTGTTACTTATGTGCAAAACGAAGGAGTAGGATTTTGTGATGAGTTTGTTATTCAAGATTATGGTGTAGGTATCGGCCAACGTAGATTAGAAGGTATTTTAGAGTTAGGTTATTCAACTAAACGTAATACTTCTCAGAACTTTGGTGCCTTTGGTTTAGGTGCTAAAGTTGCACTATCTACTGGAGTAGATTTCTACACTATTGAAACTGTCTATAACGGTAAGCGATTCAAAGCTAACTGTTATAATTACAAGACTGACTTTGTTATTCCACGTTTTAATTCTAAAGGAGAACTAAACCCAACAATTACGCTAAGTGATGGCAGTGTTGTGTATTATGAAGAAACTTCAGAGTTGAACAATACCAAAGTTAAGTTTGGAGTTAAGAAGTTTAACAGACAAAGATTTGAAGATGCTGTAGAAGAGCAGCTAACTTATCTTTCTAATGTTAAGTTCTTTATCCAGTATGAAGATAAGACTATTAGAGAGATTGACTTTAAAACTAAAGTTATTTACAACTCTGATAATCTAATCGTATCTAACTCTTATTACTACAATAAGCCACATATTGTTATTGTAAAAGATCAAGGATCTGCTACAGGTATTAACTATGGCTATGTAGATTTTAGAGAGTTAGAGATGGAACAACTTTATGGAGCTGTAGGATTGAAATGTCCTATCAGACAGGTCTATAAAGATGAGGAAGGCAATGAGGTAGTTATACAGGACGGTGTAGAAGTTACCCCAAGCCGTGAGAAAGTTATTTGGAATGATCATACCAAAGAGTTTGTTCAAAAGTTAATCGTTAAAGCTGCTGAAGAGGCTGCTAACTTGATCCAAGCGGAATTGAAAGAGGATGATTTCTTGAAGTGGATAGATACATGTAGAAATATTTTGAACACTAAAATTAATAGTGATCCAGTTATATCTGCATTATCTAGAATCATTGATAGGTCAGAGATTAAACCTAAGTATGCTCCAAACCCATCAATTAAATGGGGCCCTTTATCATCTGTATTTCTAGGAGTTAGTGTGAAAGAACATACATCTTATGTAAAAGATAAGACTATCCATGCTAAATCAGAAAGTATCAATGAATGGGAACAGTTTGACTTAGATAGAATTTACTTTAAAGAAGAGAACACCAGTTCTAGACTTAAAGATTTCTATTTAATGGAGAAGCATGATGGTAAATTTATCTCTATCTATCGAAAGGATTTGCAATATCTTTTAGATAAAGTAGAAGATGCAGTAACTCAAGATGATGCTGATCAATATCAAAAGGAATATGACAAACGTAAAGTAAGTGCTGATAGATTGATTGCTTTAATCAAAGCTTCTAGTCTATTTAGAACTTATGAAGATGTTATTGTTCCTGATGAGTTTGAAGCAAACTGGAAGAAGAAAGAAGATGTTGTCTACAATGCAGAGAATGAAACTAACTTAACTCGTGAGGAACTGCGTAAACTTAACGAGCAGATAGTAGCATTTACTGTTAGACCAGCTGAAAGAACTTATCATCGTAATGATTATACATCTTTAGTATGGGATAAAGTAGAACCAAAACTTAGTGAGCTTAAAGATTTACAAGGAACTATCTATTATGGTACAGATGAAGATGGTGAACTAATCAAACAAGCAGCTTGGTTAAGTCAACATTCTATGCCTACTCTTGTACAAGTATGTGGGCATTCTTATGGTACTCCTCCTAAAGGTGATTCAATATCAGATCGTATGTTCTTTTGGGGATGTGCTCCTACTAGATTTATAGAGTATCATCGTAGTAAATGGTTAATAGATGCATCTTATGTTAATGATAAAGCTCCTCAGTTCTTAAAAGTTAGTGCTAATAATGTACGGATTATTAGTAAGTTCAGTAACTTTAAACCTATCTCTCAATTCTTTAGAGATGCTGTAGACATTAATGATTCTGATAAAACTATGTATACAACTCATCCTGTAAACATGTTAAACTTTACAATTAGAAAAATTAAAACAGCAGGATTGTTAGATGATAGTTATAAATATCATTATTTTGAATGTATTAAAGGAATTGATCCTTGGTTTAAAACTATCTATAATACTATATCTAAAATGTATCATACTGCAGTATCTATGGAGAAAAGCTTTGATGATATTGTAGATGATTTAGCTAAATTAAGTGTAATGCAAGACATTGCTACATCAGATTCAGTAGAGTTAATTGAGCAAACTTCTAAAGAATTATTTGTTCTTAGTGATATTGGAGATGCTTTGGTTTATGATAAAGATATTGTAGAGCTTTTAAACTATATCAATAACTTTAAATCAGAAGTTCAGCATATTCTTCAATATATAGATGATACTCTTTCTACAGATTCTGCTAAAGAAATCTATAGTTATCTTAACTGGAGACAGAAGTTTGATATCGAAATTCCAAAAGACGCAATCAAAAGAATTATTGAACGGTATTCTTTTGATATTGAAATTCCAACCGTTTAATTTTGTATCTTTAAACAATAAATTTAATTTAAATTATGATTAGCATTAATGTAATCGACGGAAATCTTGTAGGATCTTATGGAGAGAAAAACTTCAGTGTAAAATTCTCTGAGGATCTGTACAAGAAGATGACAGAACTTCAAACTACTGCAGATGAAGCTATGACAATGGCTGAGTATACTGCATGTTTAGAAGCTTTTGACATGTTAACAGTAGTTGACGTAAATGAGTACATTCAAACTAAGTGTGAACACATTTATTTGGATGAAAGAACTGGAAAGTTCTACTTGAAAACTAAAGAAGTAATTTCTAATGTTCCTATGCCTGAAGCATTGGTGGAGCGTATCCACGAATCTATTGACAAAGGATTAGATTTTATGCCATTAGTTAAAATGTGGACTAGATGGTTGCGTAATCCTATTCTTCATAAGAAGATGAAGACAGGCCGTGGAGAAGAATTCTCTGAACGCTTCTTTAACTTCATCAATCTTAAGTATGTTCACCCTGTACTTATGAATCAACTTATGGAGGAGCAAGGATTCAGTTTTGAAGTAGCAACTAAAAGAGCTACTATGTATCAAATGAAGATTACTAAAGAAGGACTTTTAAATGGTTACAAAGTATCTTCTGAAGTAATGCATAAGTTTGATGCTGAGACTGGAGAAATGGTAGATCGTTATAAGCGTACATTCAATGTAGATACTGGAGAGATCGAATCCGAAGGACTTCCAGAGATTGTTGAAGATCGTTTATTTGAACCTGCTATTATGGGTACAGGTGGAGATGCTTTCTGGTGTGAAGGTCCTAATGGATATCGTACTCCTGGTCACTTTATCAAAGTTGGTTGTACTCATCGTTTAGATAGCTGGGATCAAGTTAATACAGATGATCATCAGTCTTGTGTACCTGGTTTGCATTTTGGTGGTCTTGAGTATATCAATAGAATTTCTGGCGAGATTCACAATATATTCGTAGATCCAATGCATATTGGTGCAGTTCCAGATGATTCTACTGGAGCTATTCGTTGTATCCAGTATTTTGTTCATTCTAGTTTAGCAGGAGTTAATGGTTCTATTTACCATTCATCTACTTATGCAGCTAAGACTGATGAAGAGTGGAAGCAAATGATGGAGGAAGCAGTTAAATTAAAAATGCAAGAAGCTTTAGAAGTTACTGAAGAAGCAGCAAGATTAGCTAATTTGTAATAATTATGATAGACAGTGTAGAAAGATTACCGAGAGATGGCTACGTGTGTTTGATTGATGGAGATAGTCTATTATATTACGAAATGGATAAACCTACACTAGAAGAAGCTGTTGCAGGAATTGATTCAAGGATAGAACATATCCTTAATCAATGCAACACTTCCATCTATGTGGGATTTTTAACTGAACCTAACTGTTTTCGTTATCAAGTCTATGACGACTATAAAGGGAACAGGAAATCAAGACCTAAACCTATTAATTTCTATGCGTTATTAGCGCATCTAAAACAAAAGTGGAAATTTTATGGGGTTAAAGGTTTTGAGGCTGATGATTTAGTTAGTTATTATTCGTATACTGATACTCGTAAAACTATTATTTGTTCACCAGATAAAGATGTATTACAGCAGTGTGTAGGAATGCATTATAATTATCAGAAGGCTGAATTCCTTCATACGTCTCCAGAAGAAGCTAATTTATTTTTATGGAAACAAGTATTGATGGGAGATAGCACAGATAATATTCAAGGCATTCAAGGCGTGGGAGTGAAGACTGCAGAGAATTGGTTAAAAGAACGTACTAAAGAGTATGAAGCATTTGCATTGAAGAAGTATGTAGAAAAGTATGGAATGATTGAAGGTATAGTTAACTTTTACGTTAACTTTAGACTTGTGTACTTACTTAAGACAAAGCAAGATGTCATGCGAGAAGTGGGAGTAGAATTACCTCCATTAGAATGTTTAACTTTTAATCAATTTCAAGATGATACAGGATTGTGGGACTAATCTTATACAAACAGTAGTTAATCCACGAGTAGTCAGATTAACAGGCAACTTAACCGATTATCGTCCAGAGTATAACAAAGAAGGTGATATTGTGTCTCTAACTTGTAATGATTATTGTTACAAGATTGGAATGATAATAAGACCTAAACCACGTTATGCATTTAAAGTAAATCATATTATTCCTCAAATAAAAGATAAGCAGATACTTTGCTATGATCTTTTATATGCTAATAGAACTCGTGCTAGTTATTTTGTTCTTCCATTACTAGGAGGTAACAGAGAACTATTTCTATGGGATAAGAATTTAATTAATGCATTTGTTGGTACTCCGTATGATGATAATTGCATAGCTTTGTTGTTTAGATTTTCAGGAGATGTACTCTTTGGTAAATTTGAGAAAGCATTAGAATCATTTAGATGTTTTAGAAGACGATTTGATCCAGATCCTTACCATGTAATGTTCGTATTCGATCTTACAGAGGAGATGGAGAATTCATATCTAGCTTTTAAAGAGGGTAAATATTCTCAGATGTCTGACTTTTATAAATTAAAGATTGTTTCCTTTCACGGAACAACAATGGATGATGCAATGGCTAAGGTTTTATTTAAATCTCCTTCTCTTAAACAAGAGCTAGAAGAACAGCTTGACATCATATTAGATGATGAGGCTGAATTGCATGATAAACCGAATATGGAAACTGAAATATTTAATCCTGAATTTTACGAATTAAAAATTATTAAACGATGACAGACACAATTCATTCACAGAATTTTATACCAGAACCTTATATTAACAAAAGAGAACAGCAAATTAGAGGGGTGATGGCAGAAATCACCTCTCTATTACTTGCTAAGAATGCAGCGTATGGAGATTCAGCTTTATCTCCTAGCAATATATTCAGTAAGTTAAATGCTGTAGAAGCTATTAAGATTCGTATTGACGATAAACTTAAGAGAATTGCTAATAAAGGAATTACTGATCAGACAGAGGATACGGTCTCTGATTTAATTGGGTATTTAGTTCTATTGAAAATAGCGTTAAAAGAAGAATAAAAAAGAATGGGGGACGATGTCCCCCTTTTTAAAGTCGATTTTAATCTAAATTGAACCACTTACTTGCTTCTTCAGGAGTTTGAGACTTCTGAATACCCTGTAATATAGGAAGCATTTTTTCAAGATAAGCTACAAACTTTCTATCTCCTTTTTGATGGATACCAGTTCTTCTTTCATAAAATACACCTTCTCTATCATTATTAATTATATAGTTAAGTTCGTCTGGAATTTGACTTAATAGTTTTGATAGGTTTTCTGCAGGTCTTACACTAGCTGTAGGAGATGTACTAAGTTTAAGGAATTCATTTATCTTAATAAACTGAGTTAATTCAGATTGTGCTCTTAAAGCTTGATACATTAAAAACATATTAACGTATGTTTTTTCCTCATCATCATCTTCCATAGCAACTGTTAAAGATGCTATTAACATAGAAGCTATTCCAAAATAAAATCCTGTACCACGTAAACGCTTCATATTGGCTTTTTCCATTGGAGATAATTGATTCCAAGTACCTGTAACAGATTTATTTTGAAATGATTCTTTAATAAATCTTCCTAATGTAACTAATGTTCCTTCAGATAACATACCAGATTCTAAATCAGTATGTACTCCAAAGTTGGCTGCATGTCCGTAATGTCTACGTAAAGATGGGACAAAGTAATTTCTAAACAACATTACTAATCTTCCCATCCAGTGACGTTGAAGAGTAACTTTATCTGTCTCAGTTTTAATCTGGTTAGTCTTTTTAGTAAGAGATGAAATTTTATTCATCACTTGCATCCTATTGAATGGTACAAGTTCTGCTTTACCATCTTTTATTTCCCCTTCAATAAACACATCATTACGAAGTTGATAAACACCTTTACCATTATCTACAATAATATCATAAATATTAGCTGGTTTACCATCTGCATTTAAAATAGGTTTACGGTCTTTATCTAAAAGTTTACCTTCATAAGATTTAAAGATTGCTAGCATTCTAGTCATAGCAGATTCATGTTCAAATCCATGCTGAAGAATAAACATACCATCTAAGGATACAGCTTTTAAAGCTCTTGCTCCAGTTTTTTGAGTCATTTGCGATCCTTCATAGTTTCCAAATGCATCAAACAATTGAGCAGCTTGCACTATCTTACTAGTAGGTGCAAAAGCTCCCATATCTCCAATAGATTGCAATGCTTTTCCTCCTAAGTATTCTTTCTTAGCCCAGAAATAATCTTTGCTAGTAAAAAATTCTCTAGCTACTGCCTCTTCTCGTAAACGAATATTGTCAATAACTCCTTGGTTAACTGCTTGCAAAGCATTGAAAGATAGGTTAGCCATAGCTGTATAAGATGCTAACTGTGCAGACATTTTATTTAGTGAGAAATTCTTCCCTGCAAAATCAAAGTCAGCTTTAATTTCTTTCTCTCCAAAGAAGTTCATTTCTATAAATGCCTTCAAATGTTTAGAGTGGTTAGACTCTTCAATCTTTTTCTTATATCTAGTAAATCCTAATCTAGAAGCTAACTTATTTACAATTGGAATATTATTAGCAGCTGTTGATAATACTTCTTGCTTTTCTATAATATCAGCCATTAAGATAACTGCTCCTTGAATTTGGCTTTTACGATTAAACATATTAGCCATAGCACCAAACTGTACAATAGAACTTCCAAGATCTCTAGTTACAAATTGCTCATCTAATGCACCTGTAAAGAAAATAGGAACTGTTTTGTTTCTAAATTCTTCATTAGCATTAATAGCATCTCCATAAGCAGTGTCAGTTTCTAAGAAAGTAAATGTATCTCTAGTAAAATCTTTTGCTGCATTAAATGCTC